CTTCAAAGAATGCAGGAGTAGCTACAACCCAACGACCTTCTTCTGGTACGTTTTGGTCATCAAGAAGACGAGCCATACGTGCAAGTACATCAAGAGAATCAGTGTTATGTAAACCAATAGCACTTGTTCCATCATAAACACCAGCAGCTAAGCTAGCTGTAGTATTTGCACCAAGTACATGATCGGGCGTTGAAGCAGAAAGACCTGCTTGCATTATACCAAAAACACCTTCATCAAAAGCATCTCGCAGAGAGTAAGCAGCAGAAGAAGAAGCCACTTCTTTAAAATTAACGTGAGACATAGACGTTTCAATGTCATCAACAATAAATTTAAAAGCGTTAGCGGTATCTACAACCAAAGTTACTTCTTGGTCAGTTAGTTTAGTTTGCGTTACATCTTGACCACGTTCATACTGATAAACAGTAATCGTTGGTTCTTTGATGATTCTAACGCTGTCACCGAAAGCAGTAATTTCACCAGCGTAGTCAGTATTCGTTACTGCCTCTACTACAGATGCTTTGCGGAAAAAGTTAAGTACTTTTTTGGAGTAAACTTCAGGAAGAAAAAACTGATTAGTCTGTCCCGTTGTTGGTGCAAAGTTGGCATCTGTTGCTGTTGCCGGATCAAAGTTTGCGTCTGATACATTATAAGCCATGATATATATTCCTTAAAAAATTTTATGGAACTACTCTGCCTTCTACTATGGCCTGATCTATTTCTTGCTCATAGCGATCATACTGATCTATAGACAAAGCAGCTATTTCCCGTTGAGTCCAAACTTTAGGCTGACCTGCATCTACTGTTGTTGTTTTTGTAGAAACAAAGTCTGCTGCATTTTGTTTGGGGGTTTGCTTACTTGACTTTACAGAGCTTCCGTTTATTTTTAATCCCTTTTCCATTTTATAAAAATCAATAGCACGGCTTGCTAAATTTACATTATCTGGGTTATTATATATCCAACTTTGAATTTCTTCAGGTTGGGCTTTGGCCCATTCATGAAACGACTCATCTCCTCTGATATCCTCAAAGTCAGGATGTCTTTGTTTCAGTGCTGTTTCTGCTTCACGCCTAGATATTTGGGATTCACGTTCTTCAATTACTTGAAGTTTTTTTTGAATTCCTTCAACCTGTTCTTGGCTTCGCATATGTGCCACTGATTCAACTGTTTCATATAGATCAGGGTATTTTTCTTTAAACTTTTCAAGATCCTCAAGACTTCTAGGAGGCTGGTAACTAGGTTCATTAATTCTAGTCTCAGCCAACAGTTCTTGTTCTCTTTGTTTAAAGTCTGCTACTTTTTGATCATAGTGTTTTTTTAGATCGTCATACCTTTTTTTATAGTTTGTAGAAGATTTTTTAGGTGCCTCAGTTTTTTCACTTTGGGTGGCCTTATCTTCTTGCTGTTCATAAAAAATAGAATTTGCACTTTCTTTAGCTGGGCCATCAGGCTCATGCCATTCTTTACGTGCATTATACGGGTTAGCTTCTGCTTCAGTCATGTTTTAACTCCTTTACGGGGCTTGTTCTTCAAGGTGGCTATTAATACTGCGCTTATGTAAAAATAGGGTCTTGTTTTATACAAGGTAGCCTTAAGGTTATTTGATTGATAAGGGGCTAAGTTTAGGTAGCCTTATCGTATACTAGGTGAGCGATTAGCCGAAAGCATTACTTTATGGATATCGTCATCTAGTTTTGAAAAGTCATTTTCAGACTTTTTCATTAAACCGCCATCATAAGCTCTTTCAGCATCATCCATTAAAATTTGGAGGTTGTCTGTGCCTAATTGATCAACGGCCTTTTTGGTGAAAACAAATTCACCGTCAGAAAGACGGGCTGGAATATCATCAGATGTCCCATCACCCGGCCCTTCTACTTTACCCTCACCAGAAAATTCTGACGAGGCTAAAATTAGTTTATCGAAAAGTACGCTTAAACGGTCATCAGTAGCTAGTACAGAGTTAACATACTCTGTTTCTTCTGGTGACAATGTTTGTTCCATAACATAAGAAACGTAGTCTTCTTCCATCTCTTCGTCTGGTTTCTGTGAGGCCAGAACGCCTTCTATTTCATCTTCAGGTATATTAGGGTATGTATCCACAGGCATACCTTCGACGGGAACTAATAAAGGATCACCTCCTTGGTTTTTAATTACACGCGGCCCTAATTCTGGTAAGTTTAAAAACTCTTTAAAATCTTTTGCATCTTCTTCTGAAAGATTATCTCTAAAAGAACGAGCTTCATTAGGATTTAAATTTTCAATATATTCTTGAATGTCCTCTACACTTCTAAAAAGTTGCATGTTTTTAGCTACTTCTTCTGGCTCCATTTGTTGAATAATTTCATAAACATCTTCTAAAGGCTCATCCATTCTAGTAGCAGAAGAAGGTGACATACTTTCTACAAAATCTAAATAATCTTCATCTGACATCTCATCTAGTTCTTCTTTAGACATGCCAGCTGCTTTTTCATCTTGCTTTGCTTGAGACAATAAGCTCTCTTTTGCTTTTTTAGTTTTTTTAGGTAGTTCTTTTGCGTTCTTTTTCAAAAGCAAGGATATGATTTTACCACCAGCACTTTTTCCTCTACGGCTATATCCTCTTTGCATATCTTCATCCATTTGTTCTTCTTGAATTTGAATACGCATTAACTCTATATTTTCAGAAGTAGGTTCAATATTTTCTGCTTCTAATCTAACCCTAGACAATCTTTCTATTTCTTCTTTCATTTTTTTCTGCTGATCTTCATATAGGCTGCTTCTTTGATTTCTTAAAGCTGAGCCGCCTTCAGCATATTTAACTTTCATAGGATCATTTTTCATTGTTCTTCTTTCCTTGATTGATTAACTTCATCTTTAAGTTTTAAAAGATTATCCAGAGAATTCACTTTCCCCTGCTTGCGGAACACTTCCAGTTCCGATGTTGCCACCACCAGTCCCTGTAGCTCCAAGGTCTTGCGACGGTTGAGGTACACCTTCAGGGCTTCCCATAGCTCCGGGTTGTTCACCAGCGGCGAGAGCTTCTGGGCTAGTTGCTTGTCCAACATTATTTTGTAGTCCTATAATTTGTGCAGCAATTGCAGCTTCTTCTGGATCATTTAAGATTTCATCTGGATCAAGATCTAAACTATAAGCTAATTCAGAAATTAATTTAGACATCTTAACAAAAGGAGCTACTGCTGGGTTTTGTGCTGTTTGTAAGAACATTGTTAGTCTTTGGCTTCTTACTTCTTTTTGCATAAGACTGTTTGTTCCCATTGCTTTAATTTCTAAATCACCTTCTGTATTTAGATCACCCTCAAAGAATTGCATGTTCCATTGAAAATATGCTTGACCTAAAGGCTTTAGTAAGAAATCATCTAAGTTTTTTACAACTGTTTTAATATTTAAAGAAGCAGCACCTAGTAACATTGACATTCCTGAAGCTGTTCTAGTCATACTTTGAACACCTGTCATACCATGAGAGTAACTTGGAATACCTGTTTGTTCGTCTGCAAGCTGTCTAAACTTATCAAACATCATCATATTTTCTTGAGAAGTGTTAGGGAATTTAACGCCGTGTATAGATTGTCCGGGCATTCCGGCTTGTCTTCTAAATACTTTTCCGGGGTATATTTCCATCGACTGTCCGCCAGATAACATACTTTCGTCTACATCAAATACTAAACTTCCTGAAAGTGCTAAGTTATCTATAGCCATACGCGCATGACCATTCATAATCTGCTGAGAATCATTCATGTTTTCAGCAACGCCAATACCAAAAAAAGAATAAGGATTACGTTCGTATGAAAATGCGTTATAAGGAATACGTGCTGGTGTAAAGGGGTTTACAACTGAGCGAAGTACTCGCCCATTACAAACCCACGCATTAATTTGTATTTCTTCTAAGCTATCTACTTCTTCTGGTAATTCCATTCCTACTTGCTTGGCATAATCAGAATCCATAATGCCCCAGTACTCTAAAACCTCAAACTTGTTAAACTCAGTTTCGTCAGTTCTATTGTCATCTTTTAGCTCTAGTTCATAATCTTTTTCAGTATAATTAGGCCCAAGAGTTATACATTCTCTAATTTCTTCTTTATTAAAATAAGGAAGTTTACCAAGTGCTCTTAACTGAGAATGATTTAACTTATGTCTATGAACTATATACTCACACTCTTCTATGGTTGTTGCATTTGGATCTGGAAAAAAATCCCATATAGAAACAAATTCAATTCGCGGTACACGTATGCTAAGGGGGTCATAAAATCTTTCATCACCTTCTTTACTCCAGCGATGAAGAGTTTTATTAAAATTAAATGGCCCTTTAACAATACCTGTACCAAATAAAGTGGATTCAAATAAAGCATTTCGTAACTCACTAGAGCCGTTTGATTCTTCTATTTGATCATGGATTAGTTTTTCTAGCTCTCTTGCAGCGTCTTTAGCTGGAGCACGTTCTAGTACTTGAGGATCGGGATGGGCACCTACTTCAAAATCTTCTTCTTTTATAATAGTATCTAAGTACTTAGAAGATTGATAGGTTGCTCCCGGCTTTAATACTTTACCGTCTCCCTCAAAGCCAATATCAAAAGGATTACTTTCTGTTTTTTCTTGGGTACTTGTTTCTATTGTAGGGGTTGTTTCTTTAGATAAGTGGACGTACTCAGCAATCCCTTCAGGAATTTTTGTAGAGGTAACGCCAATAGGAAACTTGCCTGTTCCAAAAATAACATCAATTAACTGACCATAAGCCGCAAGTACTTTTGTTTTAGTTATCTTAATAAAAACTCTTGACTTTTCTGATTCACGAAATCTAACGTTCTTTGGATATAAACCTCTAAAGTTATGATAGGCTGTTATCCATCTGTTTTCATCTTGATCTCTAGCATCTTCTGCTGCTTGGTATCTAGCTTCAATAAGACCTGCAAGATTAGACCTAAGTTGTTCTTCTAGGTTCAACTGCAAACCATCTTCATTTTCTACTTCTTCAAAATAAAGATTGTTTGCAGTTTGAAATAAACCTATTTTTTCATTTGACATACTTTAATATCCAAAAGTTGAGTCGGCTGGTTGAAAGTGCTGTTGTCTTTGGTAGTCTCTCATTTGACTCAAGGGGTCTTGTATTCTAGGCCTTGACATTATTAAGTATCTTAATGCGTCATAAGCATGATCTGAAGCATGAGTATTAACATCTTCAGGGTTTGATTTATCCAGAGGAATACTTTGAAGCTCACGAATTAAATTCGGACAAGTATTAAATATTTGAAGTTTTGGTCTTCCGCTTTTTTGGAGCTTCAAGTATTCATGGATTTGTATTTTTCCTGCGATTCTATTTTTATCTGCTGGCCTTAGCTTATGGCCTGCTTTAATAAGAGTCTCCCCAACTGTTGGGCCTGTTTGTCCTGTGCGCGACCAACAAGCTGTATCTAAAACACCTCTTATTGACATTGGATCTCTAACTTCCATTTCTGTCATAAGGGCTGCTAGTTCTGTAGCTAATAATCCTTTGCGGTATAACTCTCGGTATATTATTAGTGTACCGTCTGAAGGATCTAAAGCACCCCATACACAAGCAGATTCAGAAGCATACCCATAGTCAATGCCTTTGAGCCTTTCCCAGTGTATAGGAATATCAAAGGGTATGAGCACATGTTCTGAAGGACTAAACTCTGTAAAGGCTGCACCTTCTGCTACATCCCAATTACCTTCTAAGAGTTGTTTACGCTGGGTAGCAGGTAAAGCCTTTAACATCTGTTCGTATCTACCATCTTCAGAAAGATACGGATTGTCTTCTAAACGCGCTGGTATAAACTTACGACTTAAACCATCACCCCCTATAAAACTTGTATTAGGAGGTGCCGGATTTATATATCTCTTTTTAACCCAGTGAGCACCTACACCTCCGGGGTTAGCTGTGCAACGCATATAAGGAATAATTTCTGAGTCTGTAGTTCTTAAGCGGGAAGCTAAGTAGTTCCAGCCAAACTCTGTTGCTTGATGGGTTATTTCATCAAACCCTATCCAAGAGTATGCTTGTCCTTGATAGCGATATACATCTGCATCACGTTCTAAAAAACCAAACTCTACTTTAGCTCCACTTGGGAAGTTCCAAAGTTTTTCTACTTCTCTATACTTACAACCCGGAAAAGCTTTAGGATATAGTTCTCGGCTTTTATCTATTAGTTCTCTAAGCTCAGGCATAGACCTTCTTAGTATTAATGCCCTGTGAGCGGCTCTGTGAGCGTATCTAAGAGGATCTACAAGCATAGCATAGGACTTACCACCCCCTGCTGCTCCTCCGTAGAGAACGTCAATCTCTGCTGCTGCTAAGAAGTCCTCTTGCGGCCCTTCGTTGGGGCTAAAGATTATATTTTCTTTTGCTTCAGCTTTTAGTTTTGGCGTTAAAGCTTCTAATGTTTCTTCTTCTATAACGTTAGAAGAGTTTTTATTTTCTAAAGACTTTAAAACTTTTTCTGTTTTCTCTACAGAATTTTTATAGTTATTTATTTTTGTTTGGGCTGCAGCTATTTTTCTTTTTTGTGCTCTTACTTTTTTTGCTGCTTCTAATTTTGCTTTAGTTTTAGAATGGTAGTTATAGCCTCTACTCTTACTTCCTTTTGCTCTTCCTGATTTCTTACGCGGAGTCCCATCCTTTTTAAGTAAAAAGTTTCCTTCTTCATCTTTAAGATAAAGGTCTGGATTTAACTCCCAATCATCCACGCGCTATAGAGGCCAAGCCTTGATGGGTTATAGAACGACCTGTGTTATGGCTTAACCATAAAGCACCTTCGCGCAGTGAAAGACTTTTAGAACGTACCATAGGAAGTATTTTTTCTAAAGCCTCTAATTCTTTTTCTACTGGCTCTAAGTATGTTTCGTCTATTAATTTATAACCAAAAGGTATTGTACTACTCGTCCTGCGTTTCATACTCAGCCTCTATTATTGTTTCTTTTTTAGCCGGTAGTATAAATATTCCACCATTTCCTTCGACTTTAACATCTAGTTTATCTGTTTTACTAATGCCTACACGGTCTAGGAGCGTCTGTGCTGCCTGTAGGCGGATGTTTGCCTGTGGTATAGGCTCTGCACTATCCATTATGTTAACTAGCTTCATAGCGGCTTTAGGAGCGTTAGAGGCTAGGATGCCTTGAGTCATGTCTAAGATTTCAGACTTAAGAGATTTAACTACAGCATAAGAAGACTTAGAAGAATAACCCGCTAGTTCTGCTGCTGCTTTAGAGTCGCCATTAGTTTTTAATAGGGCTTCTAAGAAGTTTTGCTGTTTTATTGTTAATTCTTTATTCGGCATGTATTCTATTATACATGTATATGAGGATTTGTCAAGTTTTTTTTTAAGTTTTTAATTAACTGTTGACAAAACTGTATATGAGTGTATAATATAGTAACACCCCCCGGTGTTATATAGTAATAAAATTAGTGTGGTTTGTAGTTGTTATAGGCTTTAACACTGCGAAGCTATCTAGTGGACAGTCCATTTCTCCCCGAATTGTAAGACTATTAGTATATATATACCCTACCCCCCATGGCCACCTGCCCGCCCACCTAGATCTAAAAAAATATTCTATTTTTTAAAGTCTAAGCAACTGGACAAACTACGTTTGAGCTTAAAAAGAGCTATAAAGTTTACTTTATATTCTAAAAACTACAGGTATTTCAAAAACTTGTAAGATAAAGATTTTTTTTAAAACTAAAACATTAAGATTATTCCCAGAAAAAAACTAACACGCATAACGCATGAAGCCACCAGTTTTTAAAAAAAAGTTCCCGAAGGGAAAAGTGGCTATTTGGCGGCAATTGAAAAAAAGTGTTTGCATTCCAAATCGAACTGTGGTGAAGTGGAAACCGATCAGCGGCATCCGGCCTCTGACTAACATGAGATTATACACATGAATAAAGTAGAACTTTACAACGTACCATCAAACAAAACTGCTAGCACCAAGCAAATCTATGCGGTGGCTAACCACTTTGCAAAGATCACTGATCCAAGCAAAGCTTGGCAGCTTAAAAAGGTTTATGGCGCAATTATGTTAAAATACAATGCAGAAAATTCTAAGACTCCTATCACTCATGGAGATATAAATATTTACTTTTCTGTTAAAGAAGTACCCGCAAAGTTTTTAGATAAAATTAAAGTTTCTAAAAATGTTAAGGCTGTAAAGCCTTCAACGCCCACTAAGGCTGTAAAGCCTTCAACGCCCACTAAGGCTGTAAAGCCTTCAGCACCTGTTAAGGCTGTAAAGCCTTCAACACCCACTAAGGCTGTAAAGCCTTCAGATGAATCCTTAAAGCAATTTACAGACAGGTTGGCTAAATTATCAGAGAAACAAGATAAGACAGATAAAAGAGTTTCTCTTCTTGAATCTAAGATTGATATTTTAATGGCCTTCCTTGAAACTGACCCAGATGCTTAAGCATTAATTCCCACTAACCGGACAATATCCTATAAGGAATATATATAGGATGTTGTCCCCTTAGTAGCCCAATAATTAAAAAAAGGATATTACTTATGAACTCATTTTTATTATTTATTATTATTTTTACTGCATTTTCTATTACTGTGTGGGGTGTTTTAACTGTGCAACCGCTCGGCTTAATAATAGCAATGTTAAGTGTATTAACTTGCTCTCTTGTTGGGTTCATCGAATAATATTAATTAACGCATGTGTACACATCATGCAGGAATCCGAAGGATTGAGGGGTTGACAGATTGCTTGCTGATCTGTTAACTTGAATGGCATCGTCAATTCACGAAAGGAAACAAATGTTGATAGCGCTCTTCTACTTGCTTGGTACTATAGCCATAATATTGGTGGCTTGTATTGGTGCTTGGGCTTGTGAAAAATTAACTAATGGTAACTTAAAAGATTAAGGTAATTAAAATGTATAAAAAACATGCAACAGAAATTCAAAAATTCGCACAACAATCTGCTAATAATTTAGAATCTGTAATTGTTATGGTGGTTTTAAGTATCCAACAAAGCTGGTCATCTGTAGGAGGTCAGTTAAAGGATGTTAAACAAAATGGTGAGGGAAGTAGATATTTGTGGGGTAATAAAGCTTTAACCTATAAGTACTTGCAGAAGCGTAAAGTTTTTATGTATTCGCAGTTCATGGCTACAATAAATTCTAATAAGGATGATCACGAAAAAGCTTTATCTCTTATGAAAATATTTCTTAGAGTACCCGGACTTGGTTTAGCCAAGGCTGGTTTTGTTTGCCAGTTAACTGCTGGATTGGTGGGGTGTATAGATACTCACAACATTAGAATGTATGGTATAGATGAGAAGTTATTAAAGCTTCCTACTAGTTTAAAATCAGAAACTTTAAAGAAAAATAGAATAGAAAAATATATAAACATTTGTCATAACTTAGGTACGGAGGCTTTATGGGATAAGTGGTGTACATATTTAGCAACTAAAAATACTCATTGGGTAGATGCTAATCATGTTTCTGAAGTTCATTTAACATATCTTAAGGGGTAAAGGTGAGGTATCTTAAAGATGAAAAATGCAAGATACATATTGCAGTTTTTCAAGCACTAAACACATCAGCATACCAGATTATGACTGATAGAAAATCAAAAGAATGGAATAAAAATTTAATAAAGTATTTAAATAAAACTAAATATAGTGTAGCATGGACAGCAGTTCATTGGGGAGTTTCCTCAACGTATATTAATAATTTAATTAAGGATGAGAAAAATGTATAGCGGCTATAAAGTTCATGGTGTTAGTTCTTATAAGATAGAAAAAAGAAAGTCCACAGGGTCACTGGCTTCAAAAGATTTTGAGTATGTTGATATTATTATATATGATAAGGAAGGTAGGCGTATTGGTGAAGTAACTTTATTTTTGAACGAACTATAAGAAATTTAAATTTAATTAAGGTAAAAAAAATGAATAATGTATCATCTATTTTTGGAAAAAATGCACATACTTTTGGAGGTTTCGGGCCTGCTGATTTTGATATTGAAACTAAGCCTTTAGTTTATAGTTATGGTGAAAAGTATCATGAGTCTTCTAAGTCTGTCATTTTGCGTAAGGATACCGGAGATGAGTTAGGTATACATAGCCATAAGTATAAGGCTATCGCCCCTAAGAAAGCAATACAGGCGGCTAGAGATATCATTTTGAGGTCTGACCTAGACACTACAGATATAATAGAAAGCATTAGGACCAGCCACGATGGAGCTAGAACATTTGTTAAGTATGATCTACCCGCACATACTTATAAAACAGCGGATGGTGACTCTGCATCTTTAAGTCTTTTAGCAACTACATCTTTTGATTCTTCATGGCCTTTTATGATTAGTGTAGCTGGTCACCAATGGGCTTGTTTAAATACACAAGTTTTTGTATCAGGTGCTGTGGCTATTTTTAAAGCTAAACATACTGCTGGACTTAACATTGATGAGGGTTCAAGAATAATTATTAAATGTTTAGACACTTTTAATAATGAAAGAAAGCTTTGGGATGAGTGGAACAATACTACTATAACACAGAATGAAGCCTTTGAAGCTATCGTTGATGCTGCCAATTGTAGGAAAGCGGTTAACAAATTAAGGATAGAAAACCCCGGAATAAATAATGTAAATCTTTTAATGAGCTTACCAAGAACTAATAGTAACTTAACCTATCTTGTTCAAGCATGGAGAAAATATTCTGTTAATCTAGGTAAGACTAGATGGGGATTGTATAATGCTTTAACTGACTGGTCAACTCACTGTCAGACTGTTAGTAAGAAACAAGAAAATAATATTTCTTCGGTTAAGAGCCAGCGACAAGAAGTAGTTAGGGCTGTAATTAAACATCACTTCTCGATAGCGGCTTAAAACCATGTGGTTTTTAGTGGTGATATGTGCTTCGGTATCTTGTGAAACAGATTTAATTGCTGTTCACTATGAACATACCGAAGCACTCTGTAAAGAATTAGGAGAGGAGGTATACAAAGAACAAAAAATAAGTTGGATGTGCGTTAAAGATTTAACAGTTCAATGGGAGTGGAATTCGTGGGAATAAATTTTGTATTTCTAAATAGGGTTTGGTCTATAGAAGAAAGGTTAGGTGTAGGTTTTGATATTGAGTTTATATTTTATAAGCCTGTTTTTATTAGAAAAGAAAACTCTTTAGATGTTGCATATGTAGATGGCCTTATGATACTATTGCCTTTCGTTAGCATATGTATTAGTAAAGGTATTTATGAATAAGTTAATTGAGAACTATGTAGTATATTATGTATATGAACTAGAGAATCCTGACTATACAGGACTATCTAATTCTTTATATAAACTAGGGTTAGGGTCTACAGAAATTTATAATATTATAAAGAAGACAATATGAATGTCGATGAATTAAAAGAAATACTAACAGTGATTGATGACTTGTTATATATAGTTATATGGCATACGGATATTGAAGATACTTATAACTTAAACAATGGCACTGTTCTTAGTTATGGTCACATGCTTAAAATTAGAAATGGGTTAGAAAACACAATCACCAATATGGAGAATGTTAATGAGACTGAATGATGCAACACCCCAACAATGGGATGAGATTAATAAGCCTAAACATTATAATGATAATGGTGTTGAGGCAATTGAATATATTAAGCAAAGGCTAGCTGATAACTTTAGTAGCTACTGCTATGGAAACGTAATGAAATATTTACATAGGCACCCATATAAAAATAGCCCCTTGTCTGACTTAAAGAAAGCAAGATTTTATTTAAATAAAATGATAGAGGAGATAGAAAGCTAATGGATTTTGAAGACTACCAGAATGAAGCATCAGCTACTGCAATATATCACTCTAAAATGTATCCTATTACATCTTTAATGATTGAAGCCGCTGAAGTTGCAGACATATTTACTAAGCCTTGGCTAAGGGGTGATGATCAAGTTATTGACAGAGAACATTTAGCCTCAGAGTTAGGAGATGTTTTATGGAACTTAAGTATGGTTGCATATGATAACAATATTTCTTTAGAGTATATAGCTTTAAAGAATATTGGTAAGTTAAAAGATAGACAAAATAGAAATGCTATAATGGGAATTGGTGATGACCGCTAGTGAATACTATATCTATGGCCTTGTTATTATATGGGCATTAGCAATAGTTGGATTAATTTTAACTAGGCCAAAGGATAAATAAAATGATTGAAATAATTTTATATAGTTTGTTAGGTTGGGGTTATCTTGTCATATGGTTTATGGCTATTGGATCATTTAATAGGATGAGAAAAAACTTGACAATAGTTTATATGCCTAAATCTATATACATAACACTATATGCTATGTTGATCCCCGGAATAGTTCTTGACTTTATATTTAATATAACTTATGGTACTATTCATTATGGAAGATTTCCTAAAGAATGGTTGTTCTCTACAACAACATCAAAGGTAATAGAAGAAGGAGAGCAATTAAATAGATGGGGCCAGCCGACTAAGAAATATCTTAGGGCTTTAAAATGGAAGAGTACACTTAACGCTGTTGATCCGGGGCATATTAAATGAAAATAATTCAAGCTGACTTTGGTAAATCTGCCAGAGAGAATAAATTAAATGCTAAAGTTACTAAAGCTTTAAAGAAAATAGGAGAAGATTATAGTGATAATGCTGAAGGTTCATATATATTACTGTGTGATATAGATGGTACTCTTGTAATATCATCTGACTTAGACTTAGCAGCTTTTAATTTTGTGCTTGACACGGTGAAAACAAACGTGCTATACTCAGCAACCTTTCCAGAGGACGTGTTATGAAGGAGGAATATGACAGTTTAGATATATTTATAGAGGATGTTTTTAGTTCATCTTTTGTATTAGGGCTAGGAGTTAAAAGACCTAATGAAAATGTAATTGAAAACTTTATAGCTTGGGTCAAGATACAAGGCCCGGAAGAAATGTTGACTGAAGATTTCATTAGAGATTTGATTCCAACATATATTAATTTTTTATATTTGAGGTAATTATATTATGGTATTAGAAGGTAAAGCATATTGGGCACACATCACAAAGCCAAACGAAAAGTATACTCCTGTGTACAGCATAAATCTTTTGGTTGATGACGCTATTGCAAAAGAGTATGGAGACCGTGGGTTCAGTGTTAAGCATTTGGAAGAAGGCCCAACACTTGTTATCAAACGAAAGGTAACAGGTAACTATGGCCCCAATACTCCACCTCTCCTTGTAGATAAAAACAAGAAGCCTTTTAGGGATGCGATAGGTAATGGTTCAACAGTACGTGTTCAGTGTGCAGAGTGGCAGAAAGATTGGAAGGGAACTATGTTCTACGGCCTAGATCTGCAAGCTGTTCAGGTCATTGATCTGATCCCTTACTCATCTGCTGATGGAGAAGAGTTGGGTATTTCAGAATTAGAAAATGAACTAGAAGAACTTTAAAGATGAGTAGTACATATACATTGGAGGGTGTTACTTATGATGTAGATAAGCTTTCGGGTGAAGGGCAAAAAGTCTTTCACCTGATTGCCTTGGCTGAAGCAGAAGCGTCTAGGGCAGGAGACAAAGCAATTATTGCTCAAGCTGGTGCCCTATCGCTTCATAATAAACTTAAAGAATATCTGATTGATGAGTCAATCATGGAGTAAAAATGGCTTTTGTAAAACAACATATTCCTTGTCCAGCCTGTGGTGGAAGTGACCCCGCTGGACTTAATGAAGATGGTTCTATTTATTGTTTTAGTTGTCGTGTTAGGACACCACCTGAGAAGTACACAGCAATTAAGAAATCAAATGAGTTTTACGGTGGGTCAGAAGGAGAATATAATTCTCTAACTGACAGAGGAATAAGTTTAGAGACTGCCAAGAAGTATGGAGTCCGTTCTATTAAAAATAGTATCGGCTCCATAGTTCAGCATTCATATCCTTATTATGATTCTGCGGGTAAGTATACTGGAGATAAGGTTAGAAAAAGTAACAAAGCTTTTACTTGGCGAGGTACCCCTACTAATGCCGGTCTTTTCGGACAGCAGTTATGTAAAGAGGGTGGTAAGTATCTTACTATTGTTGAAGGCGAGTGTGATGCTATGGCTGCTTTTGAACTGACTGGTTCTCAATGGCCTGTTGTTTCTTTAAAGAATGGTGCGGCTGGTGCAGAAAAAGATATAAAACAAAACTTAGAGTTTGTTGATTCTTTTGATTGTGTTATCCTTAACTTCGACAATGATGAGTCAGGTTATAAGGCCGCAGAAAGAGTAGCAAATTTGTTGAGGCCGGGTAAGGCTAGGATAGTTAAGCTTCCTGAAGAATACAAAGATGCTAATGATATGTTAAGGGCTAACCAACATAGTGCTTATGTCAAAGCATTTTGGGGGGCTAAGCTTTATACACCAGCTGGTGTTCTTAATATGTCTCAACAAAAAGAAGCCTATAAGAAAAGAAAGAATAAAGTATCTGTCCCTTATCCTTGGTCTGGTATTAATTCTAAGCTCGAAGGCTTACGTCAAGGTGAGCTACTTCTTTTAACAGGAGGCACAGGCTTAGGTAAGTCTTCTGTCACAAGAGAAATAGAACATTGGTTGATCACTCAAACTAAAGATAACATAGGTATCATAGCTCTTGAAGAAGATTGGCAGCGTACAGCAGACGGTCTTATTTCTATATCAGCTAACGCTAGACTACATATAGACAGTGTTAGAAAAGAGGTTAGTGAGGAGCTAATTGATTTATTTTATAGTGAACTCTTTGAAGATAATGGTGAAAGGGTTTGGATTCATTCTCATCATGGCATGAATGATATTGATAGTATCTTTAATAAGCTTCGCTATATGATTATTGGTTGTGACTGTCGGTGGATTGTATTGGATCACTTGCACATGTTAGTTCTATCTGCTCTTGAGTCAGACGAACGTAAAGCAATTGACTCTATTATGCACAGGCTTAGAACTCTTGTTGAAGAAACTGGCTGCGGCTTAATTCTTGTCTGCCACCTTAGACGATTAGAAGGTAACAGAGGACATGAGAATGGTCTTGAAACAAGCATCAGCCACATCAGAGGATCTCAAGCTATTGCTCAGTTGTCTGATGCAATAATTAGCCTTGAAAGAAACCAACAGTCAGACGATCCTATTGAAGCTTCTACTACTAAGGTGCGTGTACTTAAGTCAAGATATACAGGGGATGTTGGTTTAGCCAGCCACCTATACTATGACCAAGACACAGGCAGACTTAAAGAGATAGAAGAGGGAGCCGCCAGTGAGTTGGAGGATGAGCTATGAAATCTTATGTCTTTGATATAGAAGCTGATGGATTACAACCTACAAAGATCTTTTGTATTGTTGCTGCTGATGTAGAAGAAAAGAAACTAATTAGTTTTGGTCCCTCTGATATTACTAAAGGGTTAGATCTCCTTTCTAAAGCAGACAAACTAATTGGACATAATATATTAGGCTATGACATACCTGTAATAAAAGCATTACATGGTATAGACTTAAGCTCTAAAAAAATTGTAGATACTTTAGTTGTGTCTCGCCTCTTTAATCCTACAAGAGAAGGAGGTCATGGCCTTGAGGCTTGGGGCCATCGGCTTAAGTACAATAAACTAGACTTCAAAGAGTTTTCTTTTTACACGGAGGAGATGTTAGTTTACTGCAAAAGAGATGTGTCTTTAAACTATAAAGTTTATGGACACCTTAAAGCTGAAGCTAAAAGTTTCAGCAAGCAGTCTATAGATATAGAGCATGAGTGTTACAAGATACTCAACGCACAAAAGAAAAAGGGCTTTCTTTTAGATATAGAAAAGTCTTCTATTCTTTTGGCCCGGTTAACAGAAAAACTTTGCGAAGCAGAAAGTGAAGTACATAAAACATTCAGGCCAACTGAAATTAAAACTTTACTTAAGCCTTTAAAAACTAAAACGGGTAAGCTTTCTAAGATGGCTTCTGTTGTAGGAACATCTAAGAAGGTTAGACTTTCTGATGAAGAGTTTAATAAAGTTCTTGAGTTCCCCCTTAAGAACTTAATTAGGAGAGATTCAATACCCTTTAACCTTGGTTCTCGTAAACAGATAGGAGAGTATTTAATTTCTTTTGGTTGGAAACCTTTAGAGTTCACACCTACAGGACAGCCCATCGTTAACGAGAAAGTTTTGGAAGGTGTGAAAAATATTAAGGAGGCTCAAATTATTTCTGAGTATCTTCTTCTTCAAAAAAGAATAGCTCAGATTAGATCATGGCTTAAAGAAGTAGATATGGATGGGAGAATTAGGGGGTATGTTAATTCTAATGGAACTATTACAGGTAGAATGACCCACTCTAATCCTAATACTGCACAGATTCCCAGCGTTAGAAGTCCTTACGGATTAGAATGTCGAGAATGCTGGACGGTTCCTAAAAAATATAAGCTTGTTGGTATTGATGCGTCTGGTCTTGAGTTAAGAATGCTAGCTCATTACATGGAAGATAAGGAGTATACAAATGAAATTCTCAACGGAGACATCCACACAACTAATCAAAAACTTGCAGGACTTAAATCAAGAGATCAGGCAAAGACTTTCATATATGCCCTCATATACGGTGCAGGAGATGCTAAGCTTGGAACAGTGGTTGAAGGAGGTAGAAGAGAAGGTGAAACGCTCAGAAGATCTTTCCTCAATAATCTTCCATCATTTAAATCTTTTAAAGATAGGATTAAAAGAGAAGCGGCAAATGGGTGGGTAAGAGGTTTAGACGGGCGTAAGATTCTTGTTAGGTCTGAGCACTCTGCTCTTAACACTAAGCTTCAAGGAGCTGGAGCAATTGTAATGAAGGTTGCTTTAATTATACTGAATGAAAAACTAAAAGGTTTGGATGCTTCCTTTGTTGCTAATGTACATGATGAGTGGCAGATCGAAGCACATCAAGACATAGCTGATAAAGTAGGGAATTTAGGCGTTAAATCAATAGAAGAAGCGGGTAACTATCTTGGGCTTAAGTGTCCTCTAACGGGAGAATATAATGTCGGAAACAACTGGGCTGAAACACATTAAAGTTGATAGGTGTAGTCTATGCAAGATTGAACTTATTTTAGATGAAACGGTTCGTGCAGATAGGTCACGAAAAAGAGGCTATCGTTATACTTGTAATTCTTGTTTAACTAAAAGACGGAAAGAAAGAAGGCAGCTTGTAAGAAAAAAGTTTCTTGTTAAAGAAGGATTGCCTCTAGGTTTCTTTGATAAAGGAGGATACCTTTATGTGGCTACCAATAAAAAGTATCCCGGCTGGCATAAGCTAGGCTCCTCAGTTGATGTTAAACACAGATTGTATTCGTTAAATTGTGGATCTCCTTTTGAGGATATTACTTGTGACTATAAGCTTTTATTTCCTTATAGGTTTAAAGCAGAAAGAGAATGTACTGATATATTAAAGTCGCAAGGCATAGCTAGCAATAAAGAGTGGTATAATTGTAGCTTAGAAACTATGAAGATAGCAGTTGATTTTACGAAGGAAAAACTAAATAACAATGAATCTTAATACTTTAATAGATGATATATATTCTAAGCTTTATGGTTTGTCTGAAGGAAAACCTTTAGATATCAAACCTGAAGAATTAGATAAAACTTTAAATGGTTTAAGAGAAGCTATTCTTTCTTGGTCGCAGCCTTCTGAAAGAAATAAAAACTTTACTATGCGAATGTCTAACATAGGTAAACCAGCAAGGCAGTTGTGGTATGAGAAAAGAGATGAGTCTTCTTCCAATATTCCTTCAGCTTCTACACAAATAAAGTTTCTTTACGGACACATACTAGAAGAGATAGCTCTTATGTTAGTGCGTATGTCAGGACATAAAGTTACTGATGAGCAGAAAGAAGTTTCTGTTGGTTCTCTTAAAGGACACATGGATTGTAAAATAGATGGAGAAGTTGTTGATGTTAAAACAGCATCTAACTTTTCGTTTGCTAAGTTTGCTAAAGGTACTCTAAGTGAAGATGATCCCTTTGGTTATCTACCTCAATTAGCTTCTTATGAAAAAGCAGAGGGAACAAACAATGGAGGCTTCTTAGTTATAAACAAAGAAAGCGGAGAGTTATGTTTACATCAACCAGAAGATCTTTCTAAACCTAATATGGAATACTATATAGATGATAAGATTAAATCTGTTGAAGGTGCTGAAGCTCCTGATCTGTGCTATACTCCAATACCTGAAGGAAAGAAGGGTAACATGCGTATTGCTAAAGGATGTGTGTGGTGTCCCTATAAGTTTGATTGTTTTAAAGACTCTAACGATGGGGAAGGTTTAAGAATATTTAAATACTCAAACAGAA